AGTAGCGGAAGATTCAGATTTTACAGCAGCTGACAGTCCTTTTGTTTTGGACATTAGCTCAACATTAGAAACTATCTCCGGAAATGGCGAAAAACAATATGGTAATAGTCTAGGGGTCAGCAACACGGGGAAATATGATATAAAAATAGCGATATCCATGGATGGATCTACCTATGGAGATGAAAGAACGGTAACAAGCAAAGCAGCAGCAATAATTGACAGCGCAGGGATTAAGAAAATAAGGGTAACACATCAAGGGAATGATACAGGATATCAGATTGATGCATTTAGCAGGTCAGTAGGGGGCATAACTATTATACCAGGCGGTACCAATGCAACCGTCATAGATGATGACACAGAGCCGATTGACACTTATTTTGCAGAATCATTAGGCTCTTTCACTTTGGCTGCTGATACGGTGGCAAGCGGTTTAACCGCTGTAAGCCTTGTTTATACTTTTACTGCTACAACAGGGCATGGCATAGTAGCCACTGACCAAATTAATCTGATTGCAGCAGATCGTAATTTTACAGCCTATGTAACCAATGTGACAGGTGATGTTATAACAGTCGATACACCTATTGATTATGTTTTCCCTTCTGGGTCAACTGGATTAATTATTAATACAAACCTTGCCGTAGATGGCAGTGTTACGCCAAGGATATTCAAGGTACAGGCCGGTGTCACTCCTGTTTTCTTTCGCAGGCTGATAATAACCATGACAGACGGCTCCGCAATGGATGACGGAAAGTTCGGTGGAATACCCGCTCTTACTAATGGCATTGTTTTAAGGATAGTAAATGGATTTCAGAAATCCATAGTTAACATCAAAACCAATTCAGATCTAAGGCAATGGGCCTATGATCTACAGTATGCGGACAAGGCCCCTGCTGGTGTTTATGGAGCTTCAAGTAGGCTTACCTTTGCAGGCAAGGAAAAGCATGGTGTTGTTCTGGCTGTATCTGGGCTGTCAGAGATCCAATGGGTTGTACAAGATGATCTAACAGGCTTGCTGACTCTGAAAATCTCAGCAATGGGCAATAAGAAATAAGGGGGCAATATGCCAACAGACGTAGACATAGCAAGCAACGCACTATTGCTGATAGGGGATGAGCCTATAAGCTCCTTGACATCAGGAACAGGGGCAGGCTTTGAGGTGGCAGCAGCTATCTATCCAGAGACATACAAGCAGGTATTGTCTGAACACCCTTGGAGCTTTGCCTTAAAAGAGCAGGTATTAAGCCAGCTCTCACAGACACCAGACGATAGAACCGGTTATTCTTATGCATATCAGATCCCCACTGACTTGATCAGGTTATGGGCCATTTTTGAGCACTCTAACTATGTGATTATAGGGGATCTTTTATACTCGAATGCCAATGAGCTAATGGCAAGGTATGTGTATAAGGTCACAGAAACATCCTTACCGCCTCATTTTGTCGTTGCCCTTCAGTATAAGCTCGCATCAGACTTTGCAAACAGCATAACAGAAAGCACCAGTAAGGCCGAATATTACGAGGCTAAATACAGGGTAGCAATAGCCCAGGCAAGAAGTATTGACTCTCAGGGCAGACCACAGGAATCAATAATAGATAAACCATTTGTGGACGTCAGATTTTCAGGGCGTGGCCCATATTCAAGGTGGTATTAATGGCGGATCTATGGAATATTCAGAGCAATTTGAATAGAGGGGAGCTTGATCCTCTTTTGTTGGGTAGGACAGACCTTACAGCGTATTACAACGGTGTGCAAACAGCCAGAAATGTTCTTTGCTTACCTCAAGGAGGAATGAAGAAAAGGCCAGGAACAGAGTTTCTAGGTGAAGCCCTGGGCAATGGTAGGCTTGAGAATTTTTCTTTTAATGTCGAGCAAAATTACTTACTTGTATTTACAAGCGAAAAAATGCAGATATACAAGGATGGTGTGTTGCAGACCGATATAAATGGATCAGGCAATGATTACCTTGATACCCCATGGACATACTCAGAGGTGTTAGAGTTTGATTATATACAGTCAGCAGATACTATCATAATCACTCACCAGGATGTAGAAACTCAGACCATTACCAGGACCTCAGATACAGTATGGACAATAGCAGATGCACCATTTTCCAATATCCCACAGTATGACTTTAACGATGCATCAAGCCCCACACCTACAAGCGAAGTGCAGACCCTCAATTTTAACAATCAAACAGAGGGCGACAGATACAAGATAGCACTAGAGGGTATTTTGACTGAGGAGATCACCTTTGCAGGAGATGACGCAACCAACGAGGAGAATATCAGGAGCGGGTTACAGAACCTAATCAATACTGGATTTTCTGGGATCTCAGTGTCTACAGACGTAACAGGCGACACATATAGGGTTACATTTGCAGAAGAAGACGCCAAGGATTGGGATTTGATGACCGTAACCCCAATATACACAGTTAATAGTAGTTTTGCCTGTGTAGCTACGGAGATTACTTCAGGAGTAGCAAGGACAGAGGATTCATGGAGTGATTTGAGAGGGTGGCCCACATCCTGTGTATTCCATGAGGGCAGACTGTATCTAGGTGGTTCACTGTCCAGACCTGCTACATTATGGGGCTCAAGGGTGGGAGACTTCTTCAACTTTGACAAGGGCAGGGCTTTAGATGATGAAGCTATAGAGGTGACACTCGATACTGATCAAGTTAATGCTATTCAGTCAGTATTTTCTAACAGGTCCTTGCAGATCTTCACCAGTGGTGGTGAGTTCTTTGTCCCCGAATCACCCGTAACACCCACAGGGGTGGCCGTAAGCCCACAGAGTAATCTAGGATCAAAGCGGGTTCGGCCAGTAACCATCGACGGTGTAACCCTATTTCCGCAGAGAACAGGCAACGCAATAATACAGTTTATCTTTTTGGATGCAGTCAAGGCGAATCAGTCAAGCTCCATATCAGTTACAGCAGCCCATTTAATAAATGATCCTGTAAAGATGGCAGCGAGTAGGGGAACAGAAACGACAGATGCAAACTACGTGTATATAGTCAATTCAGATGGTACCATGGCAGTATATAACACCCTGGCAGCGGAGGAGGTGTCAGGGTTTACATTATGGGAGGATACAACGGGAGATATCCAAAGTGTGGCGGTGGTTGATAACGCCGTAAACCTTTTGGTAGAGCGAAGTATTAACGGTTCTACAGTCTATCAAATTGAGGTAGAGAACAATGCGCTTAATACTGATTCTTCTGTTTTTGATACTACTGATGATGATGAGATAACGGGGCTTGATCACCTGGAGGGTGAAACGGTCTGGGCTAAAGCTGATGGTGCGTATATGGGTGAATATACCGTGGTAAGTGGATCCATAACACTACCAAGGACCTCAGCAGATAAAGAGGCGGGGTTGTCTTATGTGCCGACTATCAAAACCATGCCTTTGAATATTGATCTTGCAAATGGCCCGAATGCCTTTGCGAAAAAGAAAATTGCCCGAATAGGATTGCAAATATATGAATCTAATGGAATAATTGTAAATGATCAACGAATTGCAGATAAAACGATAGCTATAAATCAATTTGACTCACCAGACCCATACACAGGATTAAAACGGATCCATGTGTTAGGCTGGAGTTTAGAGGCCACAGTGACAATAACACAAACAACACCCATGCCTATGACTATTCTAAATATTGGCATGGAAGTAAAGGTCTAGGGGGTAACATGGCTCAGGCAGCAATGATAGCAGGGACCGCAATGAGCTTAGAAACTGCATACACTCAATCACGGCTTGAAAAAGCAGCAGGTAGGCAGGCAGCAAGAGAAGCTGAAATTGTAGCCAAACAAGAGGAAGTTGGAGCTATACAAAGAGAGGCAGACAGGAAAGCCCGTCTATCTGAGGCACTGGCAACCCAGAGCGCAACTGTGGGGGCTTCAGGTATTGCAGCCTTTGAGGGATCCCCCTTGACCATCCTGGAGGAGAGCATAAAAGCAGAAGAGACGGCCACAGAGCGGGACATTTACATGACCCGACTTAGTGCAATGTCTACCAGGGCCAAGGGCCAGATGGAGAAACAAGCCTCTAAACTTAGAGCTCGAATGACTTTAACAAGTG